AGTAGTATAATAATATTTTAAAGTACTAAATCCAACATCTACAACATCGATATATCTAGTATTATCTGATCTAGTTCTACCAAAAGTTTGTTTAGTAAGGACTTTAGATTTGAAAGGTTCATTAAGAACAATAGTCATTTCCAACCCTTTTATATCCAAAGCAGCACCAGCTGACTTTGTGGTTGTAAGTATGATTTTATTTTCCAATTCTCTTTGTTTTACGTCTTTAGGAACTAAAGAAGAGAATAATCCTATAGGAAGATTGGGATAATTGTATCTAATCCAATAGAAAGTTTTTAATATAGCAGCATTGGTTCCTATATAGATAAGAACCTTTCCTTCAGGAGATACAGTTTGTTCTATCATAACTAATAAAATCTTTAGTATCTTATAATAATTTTCTTTTGTGGTTAAATAATCAGTATACTTTATCCTATCAAATCCATATACATTTGCACACTCTTGTATATCTTGAGGTCTAGGATGAGAATTAAATAAGATCGAAATATACTTTGTATGAGGATCTTTATCCTCATCGAATAAGTCGATAGATGGAACTGTTTTAAATGCAGCTTGGTATATTCTATTATCAAAATAATCAGATTGTATAGGAGTTGCTGTAAGATAGAATGTCTTGTAAGTATCTGTAAAGAAATCTATCATACAAATATTATCAAACCAAAGATGGGCTTCATCATATATCTTAACACCAATTTTTAATCTTCTAAACAGTGCACCTACCATATTCCATCCATGTTTTTTAGCAAATGATTTTAGTGTACTATGCGAACATAAGAAGAATTTAATTTTAGATATATCTTTCATTCCATTGATAAGCTTTGCTATAGTTCCCATACCTGCTATAGTATAGATTTCATCATCTTTTAAATCTGTGTATTCTTTAATCTTTTCTCTCCATTGATCTATCCAATCTAATGAAGAAGTAATCATCATTGTTTTAATAGATAGATAAGCAAAGGTTGTTACTGCTACATATGTTTTACCTACACCAGTATTTAGATTTAATTGTAACTGAGGTTTATTAAGATTCCTTCTATAAGGATCCATTCCTAAACAGAATCTGATTGCTTCTTTCTGTTTTTCATCTCTAGGAAGATATTTTAATCTTACTTTAGGAATCTTATCATATGTATCAGGATATACTTTTCTATAGATATCATCACCAAAAGCTCTATCTATAAAATATTGCTCTAATCCAGCAGGAAGATATAGATCTTTATTTTCTTGATCATAATACATTCCTTTGGGTTCAAATCTATGACATGTTTTATTATATATTGAGAATTTTCTTTCTATATATTCATTATCTCCAATATCATAATTATGAATGATAGTAGCAGTATGTCTCATCTCTATTTTGCTAGTAACTTCTTTATTTTGCATTATAGAATCTCCTTTATAAGAATTACTATATCGTTTTGCATTTCATAATTATTGTATATACCTAACTTAAAATTACAAAAAAAAAGAGAAGGGAACTAATCCCTTCTCTAATAAACTTTTTTTAAATATGATAAATTTCATATTCAAGAGCAGCGTTTGCCTTTTTACTAGCAACGTAGTTTTCTCTCAATTGTTCTACATTGTTTTCAAAGTCTAAAATTGCATCACCTTTGAAATTATTCTTTGTAATGAAATCTGATATACTCTTAGATACATCTTTGCTATCAATACTTGAAGAGTAAAGATGATCTTTGAATTTGTATCCAAGTATCAAATTAGTTTTGAAATAGCTGCTATCTTCTATAAGCTTTTTCAAAGTAAGAGTTAGTTTAGATTTATTTATTATGCGATAGGAAATTATGCAGAATTCTTCATAGTAATTATTTCCATATCTACTAAATTCGATGGCACATAACTTATTACCATCATACACCATATTATCATCTAAATCAGTGATAACTATATTGCCAAACTCTTTAAAACAATATGAAGTAAATATCGTTTCCACACTATTTCTAGATACTTCTCCACTATTACCAAAATTAATATCTAACATCGTAAAATTTAACATAGTTAATCTCCTCCCACAATTCTACAAAATAAAGTTTAATCAAATTCATTTTCAGAATAACTAAATTCAAATCCGCCTATATCTCCCCAAACAAGATCATCCCTACTAATTTCAGCAAAATCTAAAAGGAAATCCATAAATTCTAAATACATTTCATTTGAAGAATCCCCTTCTACTATAGTCCCTTTGAATTCATCAGGAACAGATTCTAAGTGCTTAGTTAAAGATTCTTGTTCAAAACCTTCAATGTAATTCACATAATCTGATTCGATGACGGTGACTCTAAAGATATTATTACCCTCTGCTAATTTCTTAATAATCTTATTTAGACTATCATAAGCAGGAACCTTTTTATCTTTATCATCAGGATCAGTATAAAAAGGATAGCAATAAAATGTGATAGAGTTGGTTTGATTATTATTATCTCTACCAACTAAGAAAATTTCCCAAATATCTTTATCATCATATTTGAGATCAAGGTGTTTGTAGACTTCGATCTTATCTACAAATGAAATAAAGAATCCTTTATATTCTTTATTTCCGTGGGTTGTTGATGTTGATTCAAAATATAACATAATATCTCCTCCTAAAATAAAAAATAGAATTGAAATAAAGTTGAATAAATATATGCTAGATACTAAAGATCTATTCATATTTATAGTATATAATCTATATAGGTTTTGAACAGGTTAACATAATATTGAGTTATTTGTTATCTCTCCTTTTGCTAAACTATATTGATCTCCTGTATGTAACACTTATACGCTCCTGTATGTTGATAATGTTTGTTTTGTTATACTTTCTTTTCATTTTGTTTTTCTTACAAATAACTCCCCCAATAGCAGAAATGCTATTGGGGTATAACTTAGTCATCAATTTCAGTTTTAGGTCTATCTCTAAATGCAAAGTGCTTTCTAATGTCTCTAGGTATTTTATCAGATTTATCTTTGGTAAAGATAATAGGGCATTCTCCAGGAAGCATTGTAGATTTATTTACTTCAGACCATATTTCATGATCTGCAGTTAAGAACTTCTTAGGTTTAGCCATGAAGAACGGATCTAATATACTAGGTTCTGTCTTAGTATGATTTACAGGCTGGAACAAAGCCCTTCCTAATTTCTGATAATCAAGAGTTACAATAATAGATTTGTTATTCGTTAATGCTTCATTCAAAGTAAGTATTTCATACTTAGCATCAGGATTAGACCAATCAGGTTTCTTAAGTTTATCTTCTTCCGAACAAATTTGTGAAGATAAAATAGTTTCAAGATGGATAGATTGGCATTTTACTCCACCTTTTAAAGCTGCATCCTGAAGAGATTCTACAATAGTATCTTTATCAAATGATTTAGTTACATTCTTCTTATTAATGATATCTGTAAAGATATCTAAGGATTTACCTAAGTCATTATTTTGAATCTTGAGTAAGAAGAGTTCAATATCTTGTAATTCATTTAAAGGAATCACAATATCTGTATTTTCTGTATCAAAAGTTAATTCATTTTCAGAAATCTTATTATAGATGAATGAAGATAATGCATTAGAAAGATACATCTTGTTTTCTATAGGATTCCCATCATCATCTACTGCTGTAATTATAAACTCTTCTTTCTTAGGAGATACTATATAGAATTTGGTAATAAATTGTTCCATGAACGGACCACTATCTTCAGTAGCATGGGAATCATTACTGAATTTATTGTGTTCAAAGAATTCATCATCTCCTTCTACTTGGAGATCCTGATAATCAATCTTGAACTTCCATCCATTCATATTCTTATTTTCAAACAAAGACTCTTTAAATACAATAGTATTTACATTTTCTATTTCCAAGAAAGTATGGAAATTAGAGTTCCAATTTACTACTTCGATAACTGTTTCTAATAAATGCTTAGCAGACAATCTCTTTTGAGTATATTGAGACGTTACATGTTCTGTAGCAATACGACCAATAGAAATATCTCTATTGGTATAAGCTAAATCTCCATAGCATTTATAACAAATACCATGCCCATCTGCATTTGATTTACATGTGATGGGACTTCTTAAAAATACCCTCTTGCCAATGAGGGTCGAATCCGAAGTGTTGATTTTGTATTCCGCTCCATATCGTTCAAAACGATAATATCTTCCTTCAAGAAGCTTTAAGTGTTTAGCATCTTTGATAAGAAGATGTATAAAATTATTAGTACCACAATCAAAATGAGGATCACTATTTAAGAATGTATCCATATTGTTCAATCCAAGAATTCTGGCAAAAGCACCAGAATCCCCAACATTCTTTTTAGAAATAATCTGAGCTACACGAGAAGCCCCATTATCAATGTATTGTGCTACTAATGTATTCAAACCACCATTGATATATGATTTATTAATAATATCATGGTAGATAGAACCTTGTCCATCAGGCTTTGTGCCTATATTGATATTGTTTTCTTTATATTGTCTAATATTAATACCTTCTTTTGCTCCAAAGGCATATTTAAGACAATGATCATACCCAACTATTTCTTTAGATTTCATGATGTAATTATCAATAGCATCATGAACTAATTCCATACCTCTATCTTTTACTTCTCCAATAGGAACTCCGCTTAAATCTGCATGAAGTAAATCATAATATGCTTTACTATGTTGCATAATATCAATATCATCTTCTAAGTTAAGAGTATTAGCTAAGAAGAGAGAAAAATCATCTACATCAGAGAAGTGGAATAATGTATCAGCAATTGCATTGTTTAAGATTCTATTTTCGATTTCAATCTTATTAGGTTCTACAATGTATTTGTCTATAAAAGCTTTAATTGTATCTCCTGTTGTATGCTCTTCAAAGAACAAATGTTGAGGTTGAATTTTCTTATTTATAAAGATAATAGGAAACCACATTATCAGATTCAAATAATAATCTGTGATCATAAGATCTACAGATTCATTTTTGTTTCCATTGAAATAAACGGTAATATATAAATTTTGAACTTCAGGGGTTTCTATTCCATCTCTAAGGATATTTAAAATTCCTTTATAATGAAACTCCCAATTACTACTATCTATAGTAGTTACATCTACTTCTAATTTCTTATTTTTAATAAGCTCATCATACATGTAATAATTTTGGAAATTGGTAAGATTACTTTGTTCCATCGATCAAAATCCTCCTCATTTGCTAAACCCCATGTAATATATTGTGAATAGAATTGTAATTTCTTACTTCAAAATTATAGTATGTATTTTAAATTATATTTAAGAAAATATATAGGCTATGGAACTTAATCCATAGCCTAATAAATTATTATCGATTAATCTTGTTGAAGTTAAATGCATCCGGTGTAAGTTTAATCAAACGCTTCTGACTTTGCATAGCGTTACGACGAACACGGTTCTGATACTTTGTATAAATCTTCTTAAGCAAACGACGTTCGTTAATACGGTTCTTACGAAGAGCTTCCCAGTCAGCATCACCCTGTTCACGAGCCATCTGAATGGAAGCCAAATGAATACGACGACGAAGGTCATCCTTACGGTTCATCTTAACCAAAGAACGACGACCCAATACGCCAGCTTCTACTAAGTTGTTGAATTCAGAAGATTCTGTATAAGCTTCGAATTCAGCGTCAGACATGCGGTTCATTTCATCAACCAACATATTTTCCATCAATGCGTCCTGATCAATAATGCCAGAACCATCAATTTCTTGATCAAAACTTTCATCTAAGAAAGAATCATCTTTTTTGAAAAACATCTTTAAGTACCTCCTAGGATTTAAATACTTTTATTTGAGAGAATTCTCTCCGCTATATTAGCCTTATATAACTAATACAAGGAGTTTATTATTATGTTTTAACAGCAAATTCTTTATTCGTTATATATTATTAAAATGAATAGAATCAGAAACTATGAAATAATCTATTATAAAGGAGAAATATAATGGAAGAGAAAGCAGTACCTAAAGGAATCTTAATAAATAAATATAAAGAATCTATGCTTCATATTCTAGAAAGAATAATGCCTAACTTATCTAGAATGGAATTGATTCAAGCCATTGATTTATCTGTAGAAAAGAGCTATAAAGAAAATAAACTTAGGGTAAATAATAATTACACTAAGAGAGAAATTATTACAGATTATTTATCATTGGCAAATGATTTAATTAATGATAAAGCTATCATGACTACAGAAGGAGTTTTATTTTGTAAACATGGTACAGTAAAAAATCCTTTTTATAATCTGATACAATATCTTGTTGATAAACGAGATGAAGCAAAAAAAGAAATGAAGAAGCACCCTAAAGGATCTGAAGAGTTTAATGCATGGAATTTAAAACAAACTAATTATAAAGTATCTTGTAATGCATTGTATGGGTGTGCTGGTCAGTATAGTAGTATATTTTATAATCTTTATCTTTGTACAGCTGTAACTGGACAAGGTCGTGGTTGTATATCAGCATCAATCACCATGTTTGAATCTTTCCTTGGGAATAATGTTAAATTTTCATCTCTTACAGAAACATTGCAATTTATAGAAAATATAGTAGAAGATCAAAAAAATCCTAAATTCTATAGATTTAAGGATTGGGATATACTTGATAGAAATATAACCATCGAAGAATGTTTCTTAAGAATAATAAAGAATTGTGGTGGAGATGGATGGATCCCTTCAAATGAAGCAAGAGATGCTATCTGGAAGACAATCTGTAATTTAGATCAAAGATGTATCAATGTTCTGTATTATAAGAACAATTTATACAGATTCTGTGAAAATAAAAAGATAATCAATCTTATTTTAACAATTTTAGTTAAGTTAGAGAAACCTTTCTTAGATCCTAACAAGATTCCTAAAGAATCTGAAGAGGAATTGGTTTTATTAAAAGATATCATGTTTGAGTATGTATACTATCGTCATATGTATATAGATAAACTTCCTAGAGTTTATGATATGCAACGAGATGTAGTTCTTATAACGGATACAGATTCTTGTATTATATCTCTTGATGAATGGTATCGGTTTGTACTAAAATATACAATTGGAATTCCTATGAAAGTAAAATATACTTCAGCTCAATTAGAAGAGGAGGGAGATAAGTTAATCAAACAGTATCAAGAAAATCAACCTAAATATGATTATGATTTTTATAATGATAAATTGGTTGAAGCTAAAAGAAAGAAATATCCTTTAGTAGTAATTGAAGAAGATTCTCTTAGATATAGTATTGTGGATATCATGTCTTATATAGTAAGCCAATTGATCTTAGATTATATGGTCTTATTTAGTGAAAACTACAATACAAAAGCAAGCAATAGAGATTGCCTTCTTATAATGAAGAACGAATTTTTATTCAAATGCTTACTTCTTACAAAAGGCAAAAAGAACTATGCAGATTTGCAGTTAGTTCAAGAAGGGAATATAGTTCCTGAAAATAAACAACTTGATATAAAGGGTCTTCCTATGACTAAAGTAGGGATACCTGAAACTACATCTAATAGATTGAAGAAGATTCTAGAATTTGATATTCTTAGAAATTCATTCATTGATCAGGTTGATATCATAAAGAAGTTTGCTATTCTAGAAAAAGAGATTTATGAATCTCTTAAGAGTAAGGATAAATCTTTCCATAAACCTGCAAGAATAAAATCAATGTATGCATATAAGAAGCCTATGAGTATTCAAGGTATAAAGGCTTCTGTAGCATATAATGAAATCAAAGATAAGGAAGAAGAAAATATAGACTTAGAAGGAAGAAATTCTATCCTTGTTATCAAAACCAATATAACTTCTAAGAATGCAGATCTAATAGCAGAATCTCATCCTAATCATTATTTAAGATTAGTTGAACTTCTAAAGGATGAAAACTTTAAAGGAGAAGTATCTTCAATAGCTATTCCTTCAGATGTAGAAATACCTGATTGGATAGTTCCTTTTATTGATTATATCAGTATTATTCAAGACAATCTAAGAAGTTTCCCTTTAGAAGAAATTGGTATTAGTAAGTTAGATAGCAAGAATATAACTTACACAAATATTATTCAGTTCTAATATGATACTCACCAGGATTCTATTTCCTGGTGAGTTTATTTTTTATGAGGTATAAAAAATGGATGATGATAAATTGATAGCTGATCTTATTTTTTCTAAAATAAAGAAGGCTGAAGAAACTGAAGAGGAGAATGATATTTTAAATGCTATATCTTCATTCTCTCTTATAAAGATAGATAACGAGACTTTAAATAATGAGATTATAGTCTTATTAAGAGATCATGGGGTTAGATTAGTATTTAGAAAAGTAAAAGATGGAATGACAGAACACACTTATTTTGCCTTAGAATATAAAACCATTGCCTTACAAATTCCATAGTATCTTTAAGATACTATGGAAAATCCTCCATAATTATATATTATAAATATGATGAGTTGTTATACTTATCATATTTAAAAAAGTTTATTTAATTCTTAAGAATTTTTTATAATGGAGGAGAATGCTATGATGGATTATTATGTAATGAATATAGGAGGAAAAGATATTAAGATCACTTCCTATGGCAAAATGCTTCAAATGGAACAAGGGGATTGTACTAGAGATCATTTAACACAACTCCAATATATGGCTTCCTTATTTAGAAATCTTGGATATGACAAGATTGATAAGAACCTTAATTGGTTAAATCTTCGTACTCCTTTTGAAAAGGTAAATAAGAGTATAGACGGAGAGAAGTATCTTCCTGTAACTTATCATAATCTATGTATTATGGGTCCTATGAGTTTAATGGATCTAATAGATATGATCTATATTTGGGGTAGAGGAAAGGCTGAGTCTGGTAATATACTGGATTATATCCATTCTTATATTCTCCCTGATGAAGATACCATATGTTTTTCATTAGAGAATAATATAAAGATCTCTAGAACAAAGGTTGTAAAAAATAAAGTGGATAGATGGTTATCTACGAATATTGAATTTCGTAGAATGTATAATTTAGCTATCAATGATGATTATTTTGAGAATAGTTTTATAAACTATACTAAGTTCTTTAAGATGGCATTTATTGAAGATCCTATTCCTTTGTTTGCAGCAGGTATTATAGAGCCTGATTTTATTAGTGATCTTATTCGTAGATCTGAAATAGAAGCAGCTAAGAAAGCAAATAAACTTTTTGCATCTCCTGCTTTAAGAACAGATGAAGCTATGTTTGATTATTTCATAGAGATCTTTACAAGATATCAGAGAATCATTTCTGAAAATTATTATAAGAAAGGAGCATATTATTTTACAGGAGCAGAAATCATTAGAGATGAAAAGAAAAGTGAAACGATTTATATAACTACTCCTAGAAATAAGATTGAATTTATTAACTCTAGAGATGCAGTAGAACGGGTTAGATTCGATTTAATGAATCAAAAAGAATGGGATCTTATGAAACAGTATTATCTAAATGATCTTGAGGTCACAGGAGAACTGAAACAATCTATATTTAAATATGTAGACAAGAAGAATATTCAGACCTTACCTTTAGACTCAGAAAATGATAAAAATGCCCTATTCAAAAATATCTATTATGTAGTAGATTTGTTAAGTAAAACTTATCCTGAATCTTTAGATTTTAAAGATAAGATTGTATTAAGTAAAGGCTTCTTTGTATCTCCTGATATATTTGGATTGTACAATAAGTCTACAAAGAAGTTTATATTGGTAATGAAAAATCTAAGTATCTTAATTACAGGAATAAAAGATGCTGTGGAGTATTATGCAAGTTTATATAATAAAGATGTACTTTTAGATGAAAAAGAAATTGGGGATGGATTGAACTCCATAGAACCTGGAAAGGTGGATTATGAAAGTATGAATAAAAAATCATTCATTGGAAAGAACGAACCTAACCCTGGAGATATAATTCCTAAAGTTCCTAAAGTAAATTATGGTAACTATGTAGATCTTAATAAGATTCCTGGGGCTATAGTTCCTAATAAAGGATTAGGAAATATTAAAGAAAATAAAGTTCCTAGCTTGATGGATGTTACCGAATTTGAATAATGTAAAAGTAAGAAAACTCAAATGTATATTATTATGGTGAAAATACAAAAAAGTTGTTTTGGATACAACAAGTATCCAGAAAAGGGGTATAAAAATGAGAATAGTAAAAGATCTTATAATTTTCGCCATGATTATGGGTGGGTTCTTCTATGGGATTAGTGTGATTAATTATCATGCTAGTTTATTAGAAGAGGTAGAACGTACTACTGGCAAGTATACTGACCAGTATTACGATAAACCCAATTTAGTTACCTACGATGAGGAAGCTTATCGTAGAGACATGGAGGAGCATCGTCAGAAGCTTCTTCAGCAAAAGAACGATTCCCTGTTTAAAAACGGGGAATATAAGGTTCCCAAGGGCTTATAATAAGCCCTTGTTTTTTTTTGTTTCACATTAGTATAATAGACTTTTTAATGTGAAAGGATTAGTGAATAATATGCCAATGGCAAATGAAATGACTAAACTCCTTAATAAGATAGAACGACGTTTAGGAACAATGCAGATGAATTTACCAGATTATCTTTCTAAAGATAAATGGGCAAGGGAAGTTATTTGTAATGAAACCTTAGATACATTCTCTCGTTATTTTCCTAATAAAGTTCCTTATCAACTTGGTCCTGAAAACCAAAAAGGAGATTATTGGCTCATAGATGAAACAATATGTGAAAGTCAGACTATTATTGGATGTGGGGATATAGATTGGCATAGCTGGTCTGCCCACTTTCCTGGTTTGACCTATGGTGGGGTAAATACATATGATATGATGTCTTCATCTGTTGATTTTGGGACATATGCAGATATTGTTCAGATGGCTGACCATATATCTGCTTTTGCAAATGGTATTTATGTAGAATGGATCCCACCTAATAAAATTAAATTAAATGTAGCTATTTCTGCTAGTTTTATTACTAAGTTCCAGCGGATACCTATTTCATTATTTGTAAAACATGCAGATAATTTGAAAACAATCCCTCCTACTCAAATGGAAATATTTGAAAGATTAGCAACAGCTGATGTAGCTACTTACTTATATGAACAATTAAAGATGTATGATAATTTAGAAACCGTATATGCAAATATTGATCTAAAATTATCTTCTCTTGAAGAAAAAGCAAGGGATAGACAACAAGTAGTAGAAATCTTTGATCAAAGCTTTGTATCTGCTGCTAATAAGAACCAACCTATTATGCTTACAATTAACTAAAAAAAAATATAGAGAATGCAGATTACTGCATTCTCTTGTTTTTATTCCTTGTATCAAAGAATGAAAGCTCTTCTTGATTTATGCTCATATCATACATATTATATCCAGGGATAGGAGTAGGCATTGCATTAATCATAGTACAAGCATAATTATAAATCTGAAAAGTCCTTATAAGATTCATAAACTCCAACACCTTTTGGAAACTCATACTTATGATATTATTTTTGTTATTTAGATATAGGTCTAAACAAGGTTGCACTTCTTCATTATAATACTTATGCAACCCAGGACTAAATATAATATACTTATTTCCTGGTAAATCTATAGTTACACCTTCAGATTTTTTTGCATATAGTTTTCCTTTTCTTGATTCATAAGTATTTTCTGGATATAATACAAAATCTTCTAACTTCGGTAATAAAGATAATCTAAGCATTTCTAAATGACCAGCATTCAACATTACAGATTCTCTAAAATCTGATTTGTTTCTTCTAAGATTTTCTATAGTTAGAAAACAATCAAATCCTCTTATTATTTTTCTTTTTTTAAATCCTTCATTATCTGTATATTGTACTTCTCTATAATAATATTTTTTTGTATATCCTTCCCCAGATTTTACAGGAATATATAAAGAGACATTCATATTCATTGTTGCATTAGGACCAAGAAACATAATATGATCTTGTATCTTAGTATACAACAATATTACATCTCTCATCTGTCTTTCATCAGATGTAACCAATAAACCCACCCCTACATTCGTCTAGTAACGAATATTGTGTCTATCTTACATTTCTTACTTTTCTTTACTATAATAAATCTCATAAGATTTACTCCATTGAATAAAGAATATATGAAATCTATCTTATTGGCACAAAGATATACAGAATCATTCTTCGATATATCTAAGATAGATTT